TGGTGTGAAGCCAAGTCTTACGACAGGGCTTCACTGACCATTTACCTTTTATAGTAGAAAGAATATCTGCTTTAGTATTCATTTCCTTTTCGACTTTTTCAACTCCACTTTTCATACGCCTCTAAGTTTAAAGATTTAATTGTTATTAATAGTTAATGTCTGGAATAAGTTCACAAGCACTCAATGGGTTGCGAAGCATTACACCTTGTGTAGTCTGGCAATACATTTCATAACCATCTACAGGAGATGCGCCCATGCCACCATTTTGAGGACCAAAAGGAGTGGTAGAACCAGGAACATACCATTTAACTTCAGAACGTCCACGAGGAGCTACTTTCTGAATGTTAGGTTCACCATTAGTAGTACCAATGTTGAAGATAGTCATACGATAGTTCTCAGTATAACCACCATCAGGGTGCTCCATACGGTGCAATACTGGATCATCATATTGAGGCATGTGAGCCACTGTAATCTTAATACCCTGTGGGCCCATGAATTGTTTGTACTGTCCGCCCAGTCCTTTGTTCTGTCCTGAACCTTTGATACGCTCAACGTCCCCCAGAGGAATCAACACTCCGATTTTAGCTTCAACAAGTTGGTGGAATTTAATCATTCCCCTTTCACCCGTAAGGATCAAGAATTCACGCTGATCTTCAGGCAAAATGTTGATAGACAAGTTGGTCATAACTTCCAACAAGTAATCAAGAGTAAGAGTGTTGTAATAGAATTTGTAGGTAGGAGAAATTTGCTCACGCAGACCTGCACCTTGCTTAATTACAAAACCATTAGGAGCTTTCTGAGAGAAAGTACCATCAGTGTTTTGGTTAAGAGTAGAGTACATCAGCTGGTTAGCTTTCTCTTTTTGCCATTGGAAATTGAATTCCATTTCTTGCCACTTTGTCCAAACAGTAGCAGCTTTACCATCAGAACCAGTCATCTTGATAAGAAGAGGACGATCTTGCATGTTACCAGGAACTACATATTTCTTAGAAAGAGTAGAGAACTGGTTACGCATTTTGAACATTGAGCTAAACTGAGTCTCACCATATTGGTCATTCAAAGTGTTAGTTACAATGTTATAAAGCTTAGCTACTTTACGACCAGAACGAAGAAGTTCGGTAGGAGTAAAGTAAGTACTATCAGCTTTCATGTGACGTACAGTGTAGATCCAGTTGGTTCCATCAGGACGTCCATCATCTTCAATACGAACACCATGCTCAACATCATCAAAAGAGATGTAGTCAGAAGCTACAAAGAACTTCTCAGACAGGGTAATTTCATAGGTAGTTTTAGCTACACCAGGACGAGCTGAATCAGTAGCAGAGTAGCCAAGAATAGTGATAGCACGACGGCTGTCACCTTTCAGCATCCACTCATATTCACCATCATGGTCAAATACTTTGGTTGGGTATTTGGAAAGGAAAGTATCCAGACCAATATAACCCATGCGGTTAAATACTTCTGTGACAATGTCAGAAGCCAGCTGTACGTCATTTTGATAAATGGCATACAGGTGGTTGTCAGTTGTCAGGCCAGCCCATGATTTTGCATAGCTGACCTGCAGGTTGTTTAGTTTTAAAGTTGCGCTCATTTGTTATTTAATTACAATTAAAATTTATACTGTTGTTTAGACTTTTTCAGGGCTTGCCTAATTACACCAAGATCTACCGAAGTTTTGGTCTTAGGGGTTGTCCCTGAATTAACTGTTTCTTTTGTTTGTTTTGCAGCTTTAGTCAAAGCTTTGCGTTCTACTGCATCTACTTTTCCTTCTAGTTGCATAACAAATTGTGCTACAGCGAGTTGCATTTCTTTACTTGACATTTTCTTTTCAAGTTCAGTACGCCCTTCCCTGTCACGCTTTGTAAGAGCGGCAAACAACTTTTCTTTCTCATTAGATCCCATGGATACACCTGGAATGAAAGTTTCTGCCGACTGAATAGTATTTTTCAGGTCATTAATAACAGCGGTATACTGTTCTTCTTGAGCCTTACGCTGCATCTCAGCTTCTTGCGCCAATCTTTGCTGATATGTAGACTCGTACTTTTTCAGTTTTTTGAGAGCTGTCTTAGCCTCCTTTTCCAAGAGCAGACCCTCTTTATAAGATTCAATCTTTTCATCAATCTCATCAGCTTCATAATCTTGCAGAGATAACCATTGTTTTACAAGATCTTCTTGTAAGCCATCATCTGCAGATAATTCATCTTCAGAGAGTTGAGCAAAAGATTCTTCACGTGCTTTAGAATTAAGAAGCTCATTCAAAGGAACACCTTGCATATAGGCATTCATAATTTGCTTGAACTCATCAGGCACAGCCTGAAGTGCTTCTTTCTTCACTTTGTCAAAGAACTGCTCTTTGAAATAATCTTCAGAAGATTCAAACTTGTCCTCATCATAATCAAAGATTCCAAGTTCATGACCCCATTTTGCTAATTCTCTAAGAGCATCTTCATCTTGACCTTCTCCTGTATTAGCCTCAGTATTAGGCTCATTTAGATGAGTGTCATTAGCAAGATCCTCTGGAGTATCATTAGGATCAAATTCTTCTTCAGGTATTTCACCCATTTCATCAAGGACGTCTTCCTTGATTTCTTCTGCATCTACCTTATTTTCAAAGGCTTCAATGCTGTCTACTTCTGGTACTGTGATTTTATCCAGTGCGGAAAAATCCAGTTTTACTTCATTGTTTTGGTTCATATTATTTTCTTTCTAAATTAGTTCCAACTACACATAATACGATAACATGCAAAAATAAATGGTATAAATCTTTAAACAATAGTTCTATAGAAATATTCTAACTGTCCTATAGCATTTACCGTGCTATAAGGATCTTTTCCATCCTAGAATTAAATTCTATAATATACATACCATTAGGCAGATTAGAGGTATCTATGAACCTTTCTGTAGATTCAAGAACCAAATCTCCACGCAAATCATACATTCTTAATACCTCGTCTTTATTGATATAAAGGTTATAATTCTCATCTATTGCTATACCTAACCTACATGAGAAGGTAATATTGATACTTTTTATACCACTAGAACCACATGTATTATTAGCCTTAACACTAATTTTTCCTTTACGTGAACCAAAGTTTACTGTAATGGAGGTAGATGCAGTAGTTAGGGTATTTCCAGCAGCTCCTACTATAGTTGATCCTGATGGAGCAGTCCAGGTATATGAAGTAGCACCATTTACAGGAGCAATAGAATATACAACTCCTTGTTGTCCTGAGCATGGGGATAATATCCCAGTAATAGAAGCTGGAGTAGCAGGAACAGGAGTTACTGTTACAAACAGGCTATATGCAGCACTATTACCACAAGAGTTAGAGGCAACTACCGAGATATTTCCTGATGTTGTACTAGCTAATGCAGAGATTATATTAGTGGTGCTTGTTCCAGTCCATCCTGTAGGAAGGGTCCATATATATGAGGTAGCCCCTGTTACAGATAGAGTATTATATACATTAGTTGTACCTGAACAAGTAACTGTATTACCAGTTATAGATGTAGGAGCAGCTGGTACTGTACATCCAGTTCCTCCTCCGCCTGTACCTGTACCTGTAGTATCACAAGCAAGTAAACAAGTTTTTGCATTAATAGTATTTACCATTAAAGTGGTAGGCTGAGGACCAAATCCATTATTAAAGTTAATACCTACAGAACTAATCAAGTGGCAATAACTCATAATAGTTCCTCCTCCAGTTGGAAGAGGTCCAATAGCACATGCTGTTGTATATCCAGCAGTAGGACCACAACCATCAATAGGAGTATTGTTTCCATTCCAAGCACAGTCATGTGTATGCTTAGAGGCTACGTTATGGCCAGACTCATGGGACACACATTCAACAGTCCATGAGTAAGTAGGTACATTCTGATAAGTAGGATTAATAGCAGAGTATGCCATTTTATTTGAAGTATTGATAGAGCATAGTGTATTTACAAATGCTACTCCACCACCTCCTTGCGTTCCAATCAGGTGAGCCAAGTCTCCGTTGAATGAAGTCCGATATGTTCCAAACTGACTTAAATAGTTAGTAGTAGTTGTTCCTGTATATGGATCAACTACATCCCAAATAAATAGAGTCTTTAATTGAATAGACATTCCATCATTTGCATAAAGTGTAGCTACTTGTGCAAATACACCTTGAATGTAAGAGTTAACTGCAGCAACACTACCTTTATTTACAAATAAGTCATAGTCTGTTTCATAATACCATTTAACACACTTGGTAGTAAGACCTGAAATAAGCCCACTAGTTTCTACAGTAGATGTATCAGATTGAGTATCTGTATCACAGTTCCATTCATTTTTCTTCTTTAGGTTATGGTCATTATATACAACATACTCTCCTGAGTTTAGTCTTGCAATAACGAAGTTACCCTCATCATTACATATCAATGCCATTATTCCTTCTGATGAAAAAGAAAATGATACTATTGTTTTCTTTTCTCCAAGAATTGTTCCTTTATACTGAACAGATTTCTCAGCACTATAGTCCTTACCACTACCAAGAATAACATTAAATTCATCATCTATGGGATTCCAATTGGTAAGTTCAACGGTCTTGTTAATCCCTGGAA